GGAGTCCTTCCGGTCGTTTGGTTGCGATGTGTGTATTGTGCAGATTCTACAGCGTGTTGTCAATATCTAAATGTTCAACAAAGCCAGAAAGTTGTCGCTTAGCATCCTCGGCACCCTTGCACACTATGACGATGTACCCAACTCCGCGCAGATACGCTATCCAGTCTGCCTGTTCTTGGCTTACAACACCGCCTTTTTGCCGCTTCATCTCGATGTACATCATCCAAGCCGGGATAAACAAATCCGGCACTCCGGCGCTTGCGCCTTCGGCCTTCAATCTTGCGGCGGTTGTAATGCTCCTGGCTCCGCCGTTAGGAATAGCAAAGATCCGGACGCCTTTGTGAGTCTGTCGGAACCACTTCACAAATTCGCGTTGTTCAAAATGTTCGCTGGGTGTGTCATTCTTCGCCATTGATTGCTTTCTGAATCCGTTCTAGTTTCATCTTAAGGTCAACGACCTCATACAGAATCTCACGATATCCGACCCAAGCTTTTTCTGCGCGCTCTCTTTCTGCCTCCAGCAAGCGGGCCAAGCGGTCAAACTGGTGTCGTTCTTGTTTGTTCAAAATGGCACCTCTTCTATCCACTCGGGACATTTGTTAAATTCGTGGGTAAACTCGTCTGGCGGCTTCAGGTCAAACATCGCGCACCATCCATCGTCTCCGTAGTTATCGCATGTATGGCAGCATCTTGGAACGGGCTCCTTCTTCCTCGCTCGAAAAAGTACTACAGCCTGGGGTTCTGGCGGCTTAGTCACTTCCACTCCCTTCTGATAATCCTGAAAAATTTCCCATCCTTCTTGTACTCCACCAGTGCCGGGGGACAAGAACCCTTCATTGATGCTACTGCCTCATCCAGACCTTGCGCGTGCTTCTCAACTCCAGCCTGCCGAGCAATCGTTACAAAGGTCTGAGCAGCCTTCTGGCCCGCATATCCATCGTGCAGCACCGGCAGGTACTCCGTCACTGGCGCGTCGCTCAGGCCCCCGTAATACGTCACGGCGAGCATTTCCTTCCCGCTCGTGCGGCCTAAGTGCTTGCGCCAGCTCCAGCTTGTGACCTCCAACTCCAGCCCCTGGATGCCCATGATGTCGTCCATGTGCAAGACAAGTTCCTTCTTAACTGGCGGCGGGAAAGGATTGCCACAGGCTGGACACTTCAAAGCAGAGATTGCGCACAGCTCGTCGCAGTTGTCGCATACCTTCACGGGCGCTTCACCATCCCCTGAACCCGCCTTCTTTGGCGGCTGTACATTCGTGATGGGGCCATGCGTACTCACGACCCCAGCAAAATCCAACACCAAGCAATGGTCGGTGTGGCTCTTAGGTCTCATGCCTCGGCCAGCCATCTGAACGTAAAGGCTTGCCGACATGGTTGGGCGCAACATGGCAATCAGGTCAATGTCCGGGTAGTCAAAGCCTGTTGTAAGCACGTTGGCGTTAGTCAATGCCCGGATCTCTCCGGCCTTGTACCGCGCCAAAATGCTTTCACGCTCTGCTTTCGGCGTATCCCCTGTCACACACTCCGCAACGATGCCATAAGCATTCAGCGTGTCAGCCACTGCTTGGGCGTGCTTTACACCAGCGCAGAAGAACAGCCACGCTTTGCGTTGATTGGCCAGCCAGATAACTTCCTCAACCGCAGCAACGTTGTTTGCATCTGTGTTCACCGCAGCCTGGAGCTCGGATTCAATGTATTCTCCGCCCCTCTTGTGTACTCCGGTTGTGTCAAGCTTGGCGTCGGTTACCTTGCTGCGAAGCTTTGACAAGTGGCCTTTATGCACCAGTTCTTCAATGCTTACAGGCTCAATCAGGTCGTCAAAGATAGCGGGCTTGTCTGTGATCAGGCCGTGACCCAAGCGGTAAGGCGTAGCAGTCAAACCAATGACCCGAAGGTGCGGATTGATGGCCTTGAGTTCGGCCAGCAGAGTGCGATAGCCGCCTTCCTCTTTGTGGTTCACAAGATGGCATTCGTCAATTAGAACGATGTCGATGTGTCCCAACTCCTTTGACTTCGTGCGTACTGACTGGATCCCGGCGAATGTGATGGGCTCGCCGAGTTGCCTCTTGCCGATACTTGCGCTATAAATACCCATTGGCGCCCCTGGCCAATGGAGTCGCATTTTCTCCGCGTTTTGCTCAATCAACTCTTTCACATGAGTAAGCATCAGAACCCGGGTCTCAGGCCACTTTTGCAATGCGTCTTTACACAGAGCCGCGACGATATGGCTCTTTCCTGAGCCGGTTGGCAGCACCAGGCAAGGGTTGCCCGCATTGCCTGCCTCAAACCAACTGTAGAGTTGGTCGATTGCCTTCTGTTGGTAGTCACGTAGCATCATCTTCCTCCGGGAACATCATCGCTAAAGCATCCGACACAGCTTTTTGGATGTGCGGCCAGTTTTTTCTATCAATCCAGGCCCGAATATCAATGCTTGCGCAGGATTCATCTGCCATTTCTATGCAGAAAACAGCGATGTCATGATCATCGAATGCATCCATTTTGGGAGGTATCAATCTGATGTTCATCCCGTCACCCTAGCCCCAGGCCACTCGGCCCTAAGTTTCTGAACCTCTTCATCTGCACAAGCCTCTGCATTCGCCAGCAACTCTTTGCTTGAGTAGACCCCCTCTTCCGGTGCCCCGTTAGCCATCTTCTTACCGCCAATCAGGTAAACAGCCTGCCATTCGTTAGCGTTCTGATCCGTCTGGATTGGCCAAGGCACCAGATCCGGGTGCAGCACATGCGACTCGCACCCTGCGTGCTGTGCCTCAACCGGAATCAGGTCATCCCAGCGTGCGCAGTGCCACGTTGAATCACTCAGCGCAGAAGAGTGGGCGCAGGTGCGGCAATTGACTTGCTTCGTCGTCTTGCTTCCAAAACATTGGTCATGGCCTGCGCAGTATTTGCATTCGTACCAAGTTGGATCCGCGCTCAGTGGCTCAGGCATGCGGTCAGACAATGCAATCCTGCGGCCCTTGTCCACCAACTTCTGAGCTGCCGACTTGTCCAAAGCGATCCGCTCTGTGTGGATGCGGTCATCGTCTTTGCAAACCGCCACGTACAGTGCCCACTCCAGCCCCGTGCCCAGCATGTACGCCTGCATCTGAGCCCAGTGCATCGGCTTTGCATCTCGCACGCCCTTGTTACGCAGGTCATTAAAAGACTTCAGCGAGTGCGTTTTGAATTCGGCAATGTGGGGGATTCTTTCGGCTCCAGGCACGCCCTTCTCAATCCGAGCATCAATAAAGCCACTGACATGCGCCCCAAAATCAACTCTGCTCTGACCCGCCGATGGAGTCCGAACGTCCATGCCAATAGACCGAAGATCGTTGATAACAATCTGCTCTTCATTGTGTCCTCTACGGAATAGCCGCAAAATGCGGCCTGGGAATTTTCCAACTACGGCCCAGCGGAACGACAGCCACAGCCAACGGTCACATTTGTGGCCCAGCATAGAACACCCTAAATGTCCGCGCGGCGTTTCTGATTTAGCCTCATGCGCGGCGTCAATTAAGGCTTGAATTTCGTTGTTTTGAGTTAAAATTGCGGTCATGCTTGTTTCTCCTCGTTTCTGCCCCCCGAAAGGCAGTTGCCTTAGCCCCTCAGCGTGTTAAGCGCCAAGGGGCTTTTTTTTGCTTACTTCTTAGCCCAAGGTGGCGCAGCCTTGGCGCTCGACGGCGCGGCAGGTGCAGCAGTTGGCAGGCTTGAGACTGCGCCCAGGACCGCTTTAAATCCTTTGACCTCGTTGCGTTCGCCGTATTTGTCGTCGTCCTTGACGTCAACTTTAATGACCAGATTCCCGCCGATCAGTTGATCGGTATCAGTGACACGGGCTAGGCCAATTGCGCGCATGATGTCCCCCAGTTGCTGGCGTCCGATCTCCTCGGCTTTGACATTCGGGTTCTTGATGTTGAGATTGCCAAAGATCACGCGGCCTTGGTGAGTGGGGCCAGTGATGCTGTACTTGATAGCGATGTACTCGCCCGTTCCTGCCTTGGTCTCTTTGACCTCGGCACCGGAGATCGTGGCCGAGTACCAGCCAGCAGGCAGTGGATTGAACTCGGTCGCGCCTTTTGGCAGGTCGGACACGTCGAATGATTGTGAGAGAAATGCCATGATGTTTAATCCTTCTTAGTGATGGTGAAAGATGCCCGC